AAACTGCAAACAAAGGAGGAACTATCGTTTCAGCTCCTTTATATATTGCATCACAATTTGCATTACTAGGAGCAACAACTATTGCATCGTTAAAACAAATTAACTCTACAACACCTGGTAGTAGAGGTGGTTCATTTAATCCTGTAGCAGCAGGTGTAGGAGCAGGATTCTCATCACAAGCTCCAACATCAGCAACGGCATCATCACAAACACAATCACAACTTGATGTTGCAGAAGCATCGAGTAGAGGACAAGAACCTGTGAGAGCTTATGTAATTGCTGGTGAAGTAACATCGGCACAAGAAGCAAATGCTAGAATTACACAAAGAAGAGTAGTAGGTAGAAACTAAAGAAAAGAAAAAAGTTTAACCACTAGATATATTCATATATAATATTATAGATGGATTTAGAAAACTTAGAGAACTACAAAGCTCCTACAATCATTGCTTTAGAGATAGATGAATTTGATGAAGATTCAGGTGTTGATGGTATTGCCCTCGTGGAACAACCTGCAATAGAATCTGATTGGATTTATTTTTCTTCACAAAAACATATATTTGAATCTTATAGTGATTACCCTGATTCAGTTAGTAACAATGCTAAAAAAGGTATTGAACTTAACGAGAAACAAGGTAACAAATGCGCAACTCAGGTTGGCAAGATAAGAGGTCAACAATTGGCTAAGAAGGAAAAGATTTCAGTAGAAACGATTAAGCGTATGTACTCTTATTTATCAAGAGCACAAACATACTATGATGAAGGAGATACTACATCTTGTGGATATATCTCATATATGTTATGGGGTGGTTTATCTGCTAAAAGATGGGCAGAATCTAAATTAAAAGAATTAGATTTATTTCAAGGAGAGATTGATGTAGCTGATATAGCAGATTATATACCAACAGGTAGTGATAAATCTCCTATTGATAAGTTTGTAGAAAACGCAGGGGGATTTTCGGTAGGAGATTATGTATCTTGGACATTTGCAGGTAGAGGTGATGATAGTGATAGAGGAAGAGGACAAATCAAAGAACTACGAGTAAGTGGTAAACTAAAAGTACCAGATACAGATTTTGAATTGTCTCCAACAGAAGATAGGCCAGCAGCGTTAATAGAAACTGTTGACGGAAAGTTAGTTGGACAATACACCGAGAATTTAAGAAAGATAAAGAAACCTGATACCTTTAACATAGAAGATTATTTAGGGTTCTACTTTGAATTAGTAGATTATTTAGATGGGTTACCACTATTCACTACAAAAGAAGAAGCAGAACAAGCATCAGCTATATTTGATTGTACAGGAACACATGAACATGAGATAGAAGGATTTACCTTTTATATGCCTTGTGAAAACCATGATGAAGCAACACAATCATTTTTAGATGAAGTAGCTGAACTACTTAAGAAAAAGAAAAAGAAAAAATACTTAGATGATTTACCTCAAGATACTCAAGAGAAGATACTAGAACGCTTGGATGAGATAGGAGAGAGAGAAGAGGACCTAGTGAAGGCAGGTTGGGTGTTGATTGAAGATGAACAAAAGTTCGCAATATCTTCAAAACCCAACGAACCTTCCATAGAAGATTATGGTAAGTTTAGAATTAGATACAAATATACAGGTCCAAAAGATTCTAAAAACAGAACTTTTTGTAGAAGAGTATTAGATAAAAATTTAATATTCAGAAAAGAAGATATAAACAGTATGTCAATTGGTGGTGATAATTCACAATTTGGTATATATGATATTTTTACATACAAAGGTTCATATGGATGTAGACACTATTGGACAAGATTAGTGTATGAAAAGGGTGATGATAATAGGGAAAGAAAAACAGAACAAAGAAGTGTAGATGAATCTTCTTCTGTTAATGCTAAACCTACAATGAATAGGAATCCTAATTCAGAAACTTTAATAGATAAGAGTGCAACACAAGATGCATTCTCAAAAATACAATTCGAATCAGAAGAAAAACAACTTATAGCAGGGCCTTTAATGATACCTCGTAAGTTGATATATCGTTTTGATGAGAGTAATGGTGAGTTTTGGGTATATTTTACCGAACAAACCATTGAAAAGATTGCTTACAAATACTTGATGAACAAAAATCAAGACCAAACTAACTTAGAACATAGTGAAAGTGTAAAACTAGAAGATGTTGTATTAGTGGAATCTTGGTTGGTTCAAGACCCTGAAAAGGACAAATCATTTGCTTTAACCGGTGAAAAATATTCAAAAGGAACATGGTTTGGAATAATGAAGGTAAAAAATTCAAGTGTATGGGAGGAATGGGTAAAGACTGGTAGAGTTCGTGGATATAGTGTGGAAGGGTTTTTCTCTGACAAACTAATAAACATGAGCAAAACTAAGTTTTATTACCGAACTACTAAAGGTGGTAGTGAGATAGTAATTGACCACAAAACCTTGGTAGTATTTATTCTAAAAGATGGTGAGCGAAAAGCTATATTGCCTGATGGAACTTATGAACTTACAAATGGAACAACATTGAAAGTTATAGATTCTAAAGCAGTAGAGGGTTCGTTCAATATCAATTAATGTTAAAACCAAAAAAAGGAGTTTATTATGAACAACGAAGAACTAAAGAATTTAGTTAAAAAACACTTCAATTTAGTTGAACCAACAGTAGAAGAAACTGTGGAAGAAACTAAAGTTGAATTGTCAGAAGTTGCTGCTGAACAATCTTTTATGGACATTTTAACGGCTGATGGAGAACTTACTCTTACTTATGAAGGAGAAGAACTCTCTGTGGGATTACCAATATTTGTAAAAACAGATGATGGTGATGTACCAGCACCGGATGGAGAACATGCTTTGGAAGGAGGTGTGTTTATTAAAACCGAAGGTGGTTCAATTGTTGAAATTTCTGAAGGAGAAATTGAAGCGGCTGATGAAGAAGAAATTATTATCGAAGAAAAATTATCTGAAGATACTAAAGAAACTGAATCAAAAGAGTCTGATGAAAAATTCGAAGAAGAAATAATCGAAGAAGAAGTTGTACTAGAAGACAAAGAAGAAATCATTAAAGCAATTGCTGAATCAGTTCTACCGATTATCGAAGAATTGAAAGAAGAAATTGAAGAAATGAAGAAAAAGTTTTCTGCAACCGAAACTAAGGTTAAAGAATTTGCATTAGCACCTGCAGCGGAAAGAACCAAAGCAGAAATTAAATCGAGAAATGTATCAAAGAAAGACTATTCTTATAATCCAATAAACGAGGATAAGAAAAGACAATTTGAGAGATTACTTAAAAAACAAAACAAAAACAAAAAATAAGGAGAAACAATCATGGCAGGATTTGACGTATCTGCATTAGCAGATTTTAACAATGAATTAGCAGGTGAATTCCTAGTAAAATCAGTAATCGCTGGTTCTACTGCGGAATATGTAACCGTAATCGAAGGGATTAAGTATAAAGAGCCCTTGAATCTACAAGAAGTAGATTTACAAATACAAGACGGATTTGGATGTATTACATCTGCATCTGGTGAAGTAACATATACACAAAGAGACATCGAAGTATGTCAAAGAAGTTCATACGATGGACTATGTTTAAGAGATTTAGATAAGAAATATATTGGTCTATTAGGCCCTAAAGGTTCTTATCCTGAAACTTATGCATTCGCAGAAGAATATGCATCTCAATTAGTAGCTAACTTCCAAAAAGCAAACGATACGTTTATTTGGACGGCAACTACTGGTGGTGGTGACTGTGTTAATGGTCTTAATACACTATTAGCTTCAGGTTCATCTGACGCAACATTCGTATCTCAATCAGCTCCAACATCTGATAACATTTTAGACCAGATAGATGAGCAATTAGAGAATCTTGATGTAAACGTACAAGATAGAGATGACTTAACAGTATTTATGTCAATCGCTAACTTTAGAAAGTACATCGTAGGATTAAGAAAAGCAAACAACTATTTCTATGACCCGAATACAGTAGAGAATAGAGGTTCATTACTTTCAGCAATGCACCCATTCGCTAACTTAAGAGTTGTAGGAACAGTAGGATTAGCAGGTTCTAACAGAATCGTAACTGGTCCAGCTAGACAAATCGTAATTGGAACTGACTTAGTATCAGATTTGGATAACTTCCAACTTTGGTATGATATCAATGGTGACCAACTGAAACATAGAATTGTAACTAAATTAGGTGTTCAAGTAGCATTCCCATCTTTTTGGGTAACTAACAACCTATAATCAACTAAAGGAGGAATAAATTATGGCATGTGATATTACAAGTGGATTTGCATTAGGATGTAGAGACAACTCAGGTGGAATCAAAGCGATTTACATCCTCTCTGGTTCCGTTTCATCAATAACAGACTCGGCTAACGAGATTTCTGATATCGATGGTAGTGGAATTTTTTATCAGTTTGATTTACAAAGGGGAACTTCTGATTTTACAGAAACAATCAATGGTTCAACTGAAAACCAAACGGTCTTTTACGAGGCTACGGTAAACGCCGCGTTCGCGAAATTACAAACTTCAACTAGAAACCAAGTAAAAATACTTGCTCAGAACCCAGACTTAAAAATCGTTGTTGAAACGAATAATGATTCTGCTTCAGAGAAGTTTATTTATGTAGGTAGAAGAAATGGAGCTGTACTTAACGCCGGACAAGGTCAGTCAGGAACTGCTTTAGGTGACGCAAATGGTTACACCTTAACATTCACCGCTCAAGAACCACAACCAGCAGATTTTATCTCTGGTTCAAGCTTGGCTGGTGCATTAACAGGAATAACTGTTTCACAATAAAAGTGATTAAAGGTAACTGTGGGGGGATTAAGTTCCCTCCACTATTATCTTTTTTATATAATAAAGTAAGGGGAATATGCAAACAGTAAAAGAAAATCAAGTAAATGAATTAGTGTGGCCATATGAAGTAGTTGCGTGGGTAAATCCACCAACAGGTTCAAAGTCAAATTATATTCTTGCATATGAAACTTTAGCAAATGATAGTGGTTCTTCGGAAGTAAGTTCATTTGCAACCGCAAGTTTAGAGATGAACAATGAAAGATGGAGGGTAACTCCAATCAATCTTGTTACAGGCTCTACTACAAATCTTGGTGAGATGTATGTTAAAGCGGGGACAACATACGAAATAGAATTTAGATATGGTATTAGACCTTTTTATATATGGAAAGAAGCTACACCACTATGGACGGATACTGAAGGAACTTGGAGTAATCCATTTCTACCAACCTCAAACAATTCAATCCCACAAGGAAGTGATAGAATGTTTGTATCAGGTGCAGTAGCTCCAAAAGAAACACTTTATATAACATCGAATGACGATGCAAAATTTACAATATATCAAGGGTAATATGAAAAAATTAAATAAACATAAACTAACTATTATACCAAAATACGGAGATTATTATTATCCTACTACAAAAGTATTTGAAGATGATAAAGGTGATGTAGTATATTATGGGGAAGCAAATGAGTTTCCACAGTATATAATTGAATTATACAACAAATCTTCTATAAATGGAACTGCGATATCATCTAAGAGAGATGCCGTTGTAGGACAAGGATTAACAACAGAAGATGAGAGTATTTTAGAATATGCAAACAAAGAAGGTGAAAGTTGGAATGATATATTTAAGAAAGTAGCTTTAGATAAAGTAATGTTTGGTGGATTTGCATTAGAAGTAATCTGGTCAAACGATAGAACAAAAATTGCAGAAGTATATCACATAGATTTTTCTTATGTAAGAGCACATAAGATGGATAACAGAGGAATTATTCCAGGATATTACATTTCATCTGCATTTCAAAGTAGAGGGAGATTAAGACTTCCAAAAGAAGATTTAACTTATATACCTAGATTTAATAAGTTAGATAGAACATCTCCATCACAAATTATTTATGCTGGAAACTATGAACCAGGTATGAGGTATTATCCTCTACCGGATTATAATTCAGGTCTTAACATTATAGCACTTGATGCAGAAATAGATAATTTTCATAAAAACAATATTAAGAATGGATTAGCTCCGTCCCTTTCAATTACAACATTTACAAATGCTGATAATGAAGAACGAGGAGTAATAGAACAACAATTAAGAGAAGCATATGCAGGAAGTGATAATGCTGGTTCTCTTATTTATATGGATGTTGCAAACAAAGAAGAGGCACCAGTCATCACACCAATACCACAAAATGGTGCTGATGGTTATTACACTACTGTTAATGATATGGTCACTCAAAAGATACTTACATCTCATAGGATTACATCTCCTATGATTTTAGGAATTAAAACAGAAGGTCAGTTAGGTGGTAGAACAGAGATGTTAGAAGCTTATGCACATTTCCAAAAAACAGTAATAGAACCAATACAATCTGACATATTGTCAGTATTTACAGATATATTTAAAGTAAATGGATTAGATATAACTCTTGGTGTAGAAACTACAAGAATATTTGAAGATGGTGATGAAACAGAAGTAGTAACATCAGTAGATGAAGAAAGTGGTTCAGGTGAGATACTAGAAGATGGTATAGAAGAAAATATAGTTAACATACAAGAGAAACCTAAAAACGAAGGAATAATATAATGCAAAACACATTACTAATATCAGAAGCTAAAGTAAAAGCATTTACAGATATAAATAATAATTTAGACCCTTCCCTAATTAAATCAACAATTAGAGAGGCACAAATTATACACATTACAAGATTGTTAGGAACAAAATTGTATGATAAGATAATAGATGATGTTGATGCAGGAACTTTGACAGGTAATTATAAATCTCTTGTAGATGATTATGTACAAGATGCATTACTTTACTGGTCATATTATGAATCATTAGAATCAATATATTTAAGACCAAGAAATAATGGGTTATTACAACCACAAGGAGGTGATAACGCTTTATCTGTTGATATGATAGTATATGATAAGAAAAGACGTTCAGTAAAGAATAAGGCTGAATATTTTAGTGAAAGATTGGTAGATTATTTATGTTTTAACAATAGTTTATTTTCAGAATATGGAACAGAATCAAATGATGACATATTTCCTGATGAAGGAACACAATTTAAATCTCCAATAGTATTTAGAAATGGGATTAGAGATAATATAGAACAATTGGGAATAAAAGTAACAAATTCAAGATACAGTTATTTACCACAATAAAAAAAGAGATTAATTAACATGGCAAACTATAACTTAACAAATCAACCAATATCGGCTTCATTTCAACAGTTACTACAAAAGAATGATAGTAATTTTCTAGTTGATGGAACTGGTTCTTTAGTAGATGAACTAAAGGTAACAGGTTCAATATCATCTTCTACTTACTATGGTGATGGTAGTAACCTTACAGGTATCTCTGGTGGTGGAGGTTCAACAGATACAGGCTCACTTCTAACAACTGCATCTTTTAATAACTCAACTAGAGATATGACCTTTACTAAAGGTGATGCAAGTACGTTTGATGTTAATATACCAGCAGGAAGTGGTGGAAGTACTGATACAGGTAGTTTACTTGTAACCTCATCATTTAATAATAGTACAAGATTACAAACGTTTACTAAGGGTGATGGTAGTACATACACTAATAGTATTCCATTAACCACAATCAATACAGGCTCATTTGTAATTACTGGTTCTGTTACCAATGCAACTTCTACATTTACTAAAGGAGATGGTTCTACATTTGGATTAACAGTAAACAATGTAGTAAACGCAACATCTGCATCTCATGCAGAACTAGCTGATTTAGCTACTCTTGCTACTAATGCAACAAATGCAGTATCAGCTTCTAATGCTATAAGTTCTTCAAAAGTAACTGACCCTAATATAGCATACATAAATAAAGATAACACATTTACAGGAACACAAAACTTTGATAACATTGCAGTAAGTGGTACAGGTTCATTTGGTTATTTACAATCAATAACTGGTTCAGCTAAAATTATAGGTGATGCATTTATTGTATTAAATGCTGATACACCTACACAAAGATATGCAGGTATTAAAATAGAAGATACAGGTTCAGCATCAACTGCTTCATTTGAATGGGATGGTGATAATGATAAATGGATAACAGTAGATGAAGGTGGAAACTCTTCAAACATATTGGTTGGTCCTGAAGGTACTAAAGGTTCAGAAGGAACTTTCTTTACAAACGTATTACCAAAATCACTAGATGGTACTGGTAAATTAGTAAACTCTACTATTTTAGATAATGGTAGTGGACTTGGAGTAAAGTTTTTCAACTATGTATCAGTTGGAACTGCAAACTGGCAATTCCTTGAAGTAACAGGTAGTGGTGCTAGAAAAAGTGTAGTAGGAACAGGAACATTAACTGCTACAACTGATGGTACTAGAATATTTAATGGTTCAGGATTCTATGGTGGATATTCAACAATCTATAATAGTGGTGATGACCATGAGTTTGGTATAGTAGGACAATCCTCTAACTACTCTGGTGATTGGGAAGGTTGTGGTATTATGAACAACGCTGATGGAGGTAACTCATATACAACAGTAATAGGATTCCAAGATAAAAATACCTATACAGATAACACAGTAACAATATTAACACCACTTGTAGTTTCACAATCAGCTACGTTTAAAGAAGTGGCAACATTTGATAATGATATAAATGCAAATGGATTTACTACATTTAATTCAGATGTTGTTTTAGGTGGATTAACAATAACAACTAATGATTTCAATCCAAGAGGTCCTATTAGTTCATCTAATGATATACAAGCACAGAATCTTACTATCAAAGGGGATACCTTTGTAAATAGTATAAGTGCATCATCATTTATATCTGCATCAACATTCGTTGGTGATGGTTCTAACTTAACAGGTGTAGCGGGTGGTATCTTTATAGAAACAGGTTCATACTATGCAACTTCAAATGATTTACAAGTAAGTGGTTCATTTAGTGTAAGTAAAGCAATTGGTGGACAAAACAAAGATTTAACAATTTCATCAAACACTGCATCAATTGATTTAAGAGATTCAAATACATATACTGTACAACTTGTATCATCTGCTGATACTCATATCGATGTAACACAATTTGGAGAAACGGCACAATCATTAAACTTATTAGTGAAACAACCATCTAGTGGTAATACAGGTTCGATATCATTCTCAAATGACTTTAAGTTCGGTGGAGGATATGAATATCAACCAACACCACTTATAAACTCTGAAGATATTTTATCATTCACAAGATTCGGTAGTTCATTATATGGAACATTTATAAACAACTTTAGTTAATATGTTTACACCATTAGCATACAATAAAAATACACAAATAGAAGTAGATAGGTTTGATAACTCAGATTACTCAACCGATACATCAGTTAAAGCAATGGGTATTGGTATACCTGATACAGATTTCTACTCAATAGGTAGTAACTGTTTTCCTGGTACTATTGCAGTACAAGCTTTTCCAAATGCTCCTGATACTAAATCACCATATGGTGCAGAAACTAAATGGTTGTTCTGGTCACATGAGAGAGCTAATAGTTCAGCTGCTTGGTGGCAGTTTTATATTGCAGGTGATGATAATACACAAATTGGTGGAGGTAGTAACTATACTATGTTAGATAATACTGTTGGTACACCAAAAGGAGGATTCTTTATATCATTAAGAGGAAGAAGTTCAGGTCAGTTTGATGGATTATGTTGGTTAAATAGTGGTAGTAATTGGGCATCAGGTGAAGGTCTCTATGATTGGGATAATCCTGAACCTGTTAGGATTGCTCTAACATTTAAGAAAGATGAACCAGCTGGAATTGGTACATTCTTAGCATCTCTTAATGGAGAAACAATGACAGCTACTTTTGAAGATAGAAGTGGTTATACTGTTGGTAATAAAAAATGGTTGTGTGATACTTGTCCAACAGGTGAAGATGTAAAAATAGGACATGGATATTCACCAAGAGTACAGAGAACAGGTGTAGATAGTGGTTCATTTAGTGAGATAGCTTATTTTACTTCATCTCTTTCACAAGAAGAATTAAATACTATAACAGCTCAACCATATGGACAACCACTTGATGTCTTAGGTAAAAGGAATGATGCATCTAAAACAAATCAAGCTAATGTTAGTTATGTTATTAGAGAAGAAAACAAAGTACAAACAAGTGGAGATACAATTACTTCACAATTAAATGGTGTATTTGCATATGAGAATAAAGGACAAACTTCAGATGCACCATCACAAGCTAAAACAGTAGCTGATTCACTTGCAAGTGTAACGAGTGGTTCTGCAGTTAATACTGAACTAGGTGAATATAGATTAAGGGAATAAACTATGAGTGATAAAATAGATAACAGATATGATTGTCATGAGGATTGTCAATGTACTCACGATGATATAACGAACAAGTGTGATGGGAACTGCCTTACTTGTATACCCGATTGGCAAGACCGTAAAGATAAAGCCCTAGAATGGAGAGAAGGATAAAACAATATTTTTTATACTTATTAATATAAAGTCATTTTATAATAATATTTGTTAATTTAGAACCAGTTACAATATGTAGCTGGTTTTTTTTTATCATTTTTTTTATGAAAACTTTTTTTTCTTATATTTATATTTACAAAGGAGTATTAATGAACATAAACAATTACATTCAAATCCACTTCGGTGAGATTAAAAGGAAGATAAAGGCAGTAACAAGAAATCATCCTAATACAGATGATTTAATATCAGATTGTGTTTTATCTTTATTGGAAAAGGGTAATGATTATACCCACAAACTATTACTTGATGGTAAAGTACAACATTATTTGATTAAGATGGCTTATATACAGTATAACTCATCTACATCACCGTTTCACTTAAAGTATAGAAAATCTAATCACTTACAACCCTTAGAAGATAGGCATCAACATATAAAAGTAGATACAGAACCTAAAGTAGATGTAGATACTTTTGCAACAGATGTGAAGATATACATAGGTAAGTTACCTTTTTATCAGAAAGAGTTAGCAACTCAACATTTTATTAATGGTACATCTCAAAGAAAGATGTCTAAAAAATACAATATCAATAGAACGCATATTTCTAAAGATATTAAGTTAATAAAAAAGAATATGCAAATTACGTTTAACAAAGACAAATATAAAAAAGATGAATAATATAGAATTAACATTAGCAGTAATAGGTTCTCTCTCGTTAGGGTACATTACGTTTAAAGGATTTAAATGGTTGTGGGTAAGAAGAAATAGTTTCCGCTTCAAAAACCCTCTTAAATCTTACATTAGGAAACAAGTCGTAGAATATTTAAAAGAATTAAAAGATGAGTAAAAAAGAATTAGGGTTACAAATAGAAGGATATGAACATTATGTAATCACATCAGAAGGTGATGTATGGTCTTTAAAAAGAGATAAACCTTTAAAGTTAAAACCACAGAAGGCATCACAAAGTAAAAAGAAATACCTTCAAGTAAGATTGTTTAATAAATTTAAACCTAAAGGTAGATTACTTTATGTACACAGATTAGTATATCAAACTTTTGTTGGTGAT